AGCTCCTCTTATATCTCCTCTATGCTCAAGATAGTCTGCATGGGCATAGAAACCAGTTATCTTTTCCGCCAGCTGTGCTTCCACAGAATCTAACAGCTTATCTAAGTTCTTCCTTCTCTTGATAGCCTGTGGGTCATTCATACCAAAGATTTCTGTGTTATGGTGGCTTCATCTAGGTGGTCTTTAAGCATATTGGCAATAGTGCCTCTTTCTAACCAATCCTTTGGTGTAGCCACAGTGCTCTCTACTTCTATACTCACATTCTCAGGTATGTCTACTGGCTTTAGCTTCTCTATAAACTTACCTTTAATCTGGAAGGTTCTATTGGAACTCTTGAGACTTGATAACCAGAACTTATCACACTCGGAGATTACAAAGTGCTTACCATCCATATAGGGATAGAGTATCTGATTAGCACTGGAGCTTGCTAGTAGACTTAGAGCATAACCTGGCTGTCCTTCTACCATACCATAGACGGCATCATTGAAACTGCCCTTCTGATTCTCCCGTCTCAGTTCCAATAGGTTAGCCTGTACTTCTATTGGTATAGCAGGAGGTGGAACCCTAACAAGACCCTGTTCACCAGGAGCGTAGTGGAATAATCCTGCTCTCTCCCTCAGTTGCTCAGGTGTAGCCTGTGGTGTAGCTGAGAACTCTTGGGTTAGTGGATTAGATGTATCCCTGAGTATCTGGGATATTTGGGACTTCCACTTGTTAATAGATGTATTTACACCAGTATTAACCTCAAAGATACCTCTTCCTGATAGCTTCCTCCAGTCTTTCCCACTTCCAGTAAGACTACCTTTGTCTGGGAAACCTCCCACTGGAGCAACCAGTAGCTTCATCTCTGGTCTGGATACCCAACCTGTTACATCCTTAGAGCCTATAAGAATCATATTCTGGAGAACACCATCCCCATAGACAAAGTAATCATCAAGGACAACCTTTCCAAAGTTTGTTCTAGTCTCATAATTCCAACCATTCTCCTCAGCTTTTGCTTTAGCCTCCTCGATAGAAAGCTCATAGGAATGAACACAAGCTACCATTCGGTTACTGGAATATTTGGGATAGGTGTCATAAGGATTCCATATCTGGGTATGGATTCTACCCTCATCTTTCTTAAATTCCATTACTGTACTGTACCAACCAAGGACTAGCAAATAGAAAGCAAGCTCATCAATGAAGGATTGACCACCAGCTAGTTGTCTATCTCGGTCTATCTCCTTCCACATATATTGGCAACCCCTGTGAACTCTTGCTTTCCTATCTAGTTCTAGGGCTGACTCTGTTTCTACAGGAGTAGTATGAGAAATCTCTCCTTTGGTTAGGAGATAGTGAGCCATATTGTAGAATGTTTCTGGCTCATTGGAAACATAGGACTCCATACCTGTAGTCTTTAGCTTATCTATCAGAGTAAGAGTATCATACCAATCATGGAACTTCTGATTCCTCTGTCTCCAGTTCCCCTTCAGATTGGTTATGTCGTCTGTTACTTGTTTCTCTGTCAGCATTAGTTACCTCCTAAGCTCTAAGTCTATATATTATGCTTGTCGGAATATAACCTTGATAAACCCACCAGTTCAGGTCTTTGTCAACTTCATACATAATTACGATGGGATACAATTTGCTCTTATCCAACTCCTCACTATCAACCTCAAAAATAGGAAGGTCATATCCTTGCCATATTCCTTCAGCCAACCACACTATAGGCAAAGTTCTGATTCCCTCTGGTACTAAGTCTTTGTAAGCATCGGCTACTTGTGGAATTAACCCTCCTACCTCAATAGACCTAGCAATCTCATCTTCTGGAATATGATTAACTGTATGGTGTAACTTCATATCTCTTACCAGTTGAATCCTGGAATCTTACCCTGATACCCTCTTGCTACTCCTTCTACAGCTTTCACTGAAACTGCTATCATCAGGGCAATAACCAAGTCATCAAATGTTTGAGCAGCTGGCTTAAACTTTATATATCTATATCCCCTCATTTGTCTTACCAAGTTCACATCCCACAGTTTTAATCGTGGAAGTGTGTCCTTCATCTTGGTCATCATATACTCTTTAGTTTGAGCATTAGTCCACCAGCCCCTATTGGTTGTTATCTTCCCACTAACAAAGTCTCTCTGATGGTATATATTCCCATAGTCCTGCATATGACCTAGCACCGCATAACCAGTAAAGTTTCTCTCTACAGCTATCTCAGCTCCATTATAGCATACTCCCATCTGTTTTAATATACCAGCAAAGACATGGGGTTCTAGTCTGGCTTGGAAGGTAGCACACACTTCCCACCTGTCATTAAGGACTACTGCTGCTGAATAGCTACCTCCTGGAACTCCAGCTGAACTGTCTGCTCCAATAACATATCTCATCTTCTCTTCTGGTGCTTTCCAGAATGTCCAACCCTGTTCGTGATGCTCTCCATTATAGGAGTTCTGGGCTAGGGATGTCAAGATGAATTGGTCAAACACAGGGTCTCCAATGGTAATAAAGCAAGAGACCTCATCCTCTGGATACTCCTGCCAGAACAACCCACCCTTCTCAGCTATCTTCCACCTTCGCCATCTTATCTGGTTCTCAGTAAGATGACATCTTTCTACTAACTCTATCTCTTCTCCAGTATAAGAAAGCTCTCCTTTATCTTCTGGTAAAGAGTAATCTGAGTCTCTGGGAATCTTATAATCATCACTCCACCACCAAGGGAAGAAGAAAGGCTTGAAGGGGGACTTACCTTCCCTAGCTTTAACCCAAGTCTCATAAGCTATATTACCTTCCCCATTAGGGGATGTTTCCAAAGTAAGCTCTCCAGTTATAGGAACTGCATCCTCCACACCATTGAGAATCTTCTCACCATCCTCATAGAAGGCTATTTCTGATAGGAGGGCTTTTCTAAGTGTATCACCACGACCAAAAGCTCTTGCTCCCGCTGTTCCAATATAGATAGAACTGTGCATCTCAGGGAAAGCCTTTTCTGACCTACTCTCAGCACCAATTACTGGTTTAGGCTCCTGCATAGTGTCATAGTAGAATTGAACTCTATCAAGGAGCCTCTGGGTTGCCCTGGTTTCGTGGGATACCACGGCACACTGAGTATGGGGAATAGTAAGACAGTCTGTGAACATATCAGCAAGGATAGAACTGGACACCCCGACCTGTCTAGCTTTGATTATGATGTTCCTGTTAGATTTGTGCTCATTGAAGTATCGTTGGACTTTATTGAACCTGAAAGGACGGACTATACCTCTTTTATCATCTATGTATAAGAAGGCTTCTATTAACCCAGCCTTACCTTTTAGTTCTGAAGCGACCATTTAACTCCCCCATTAGCTTCAGGTATCTGATTCTCTTGATACAGGACTTAGGAATAGTTATCCCGTCTCCAACATTACCAGAATCACTTGTATCCTGAACAATCGTTATTCTCTCATCATTCTCATAAAGAAGGATACCTACTGAGACACAGTTAGACTCCTTGTGTCCTTCAGCAACTTTTCTGTCTATCCATCCCTGAACAAAAGCACTATCTACCCATTCAACCAAACAAAGTCTCACAGTCCTCTAGCCTTCCTTATCTTTCTTCTCAATCTCAGTAAAGGTCTATTGACTTTTCTTGATAATGAGGCTCTCCTAATGTTGGAACGCCTAGCGATTAGCTGTTTGAGGCTTGTCATCACCAGTCTCTCTTCGTTATTACAATTATTGTATAGTCCATAGAAACAGCTTCCTCTATCCCAATATGAAGTTCATAGACGCTACTGCAGGTCTTCTCATAGATAAGACTCCTATGGTTGTTCTTGTCCTTGTATACCTGTATCTTCCACACTAGCTTCTGTGAACTCACCTTCAATAGTCTCCTCTCCTTCTATCTGTGGTCTATCGGGCATAACTAGCTTTTCTATCCGCTGTGCCCAAGTAAGGTTCTGAACCTTTGGCTGGGAGTCTAAGTCTCCCATTAAACGGCTATATACTTCACGAGCTAGATTAGTTCTGGTAAGAGAAAGCTCTCCTGATTCTATCTCTTCTTTCAGCTTACTAAGTATCTCGCTCTCAAGGAGGACTGCAGCTAACTGGTTATCCCTGCGGAGTAGCTGGATAGCCTCCTGTTTGAACTCTCCAGCAAATCTATCTCTCTGTCTGTATAGGGTAACGAACTTATCAATTTGGCACCAACTGTTATATGTGCCTCTTTTCACACCACAAAGAGTTAAAGCTGTATTTACATCCATATCAACTATACGGAGTAATAGAAATTTCCTTTTGTTCCCTGTCAGAGGTTTAAGCTCATCTCTTAAAGACATACTGGATATATTCTACCATATATTCTTCTGTTTGTCAAGTAATAGCAGGTTATTTGTCAAACAAAGCACCAGAGGACTTGACAAGTTACGAAAACTATGCTAAAGTTAGGGT